GGAAGGAAGGGTCGATCACCTCGCCAGACGAGATGCGCTTGGCGTAGGTCAGCATCCTGCCGAGCAGCGTGTTCTCGTCGGAGCCTGCCGTTGAGATGTTCAACTCCAGCGCTTCGGCTCGCTTGGCAAGAGAGTTGGAGAGCACGAGATGCACGCGCTCTTTGTTGCCTGTCCACTCGTGCAACTCGTCCGCGATAAAGCAAGTAGGTCGCCCACCGTCGTTGGTGCCAGCCGCAGCGGCGACGCGGTACATACGCCCAGGGCGATCCTTGATCAGGATCTCGGTGTCATAGACCTCAAAGAGTTTGGCGAGTGGGCCTTGCGTCAGCATGATCCGAGCCGTGCCGAACAGCAGGTCAGCCTGCTCGAACGATGCCGCAGCGATAGGGATGTTCGGCGACTTCGGAGCCTTCGGTCCTGCCAGTTCAGCGAGCGCGATAGCCGCGAGCAGCTCGGTCTTGCCGTTGCCCTTCGGCGTACCCAGCAGGGCGCGCTTCACGGTGCGCTTCTGTGTGGCTGCGTCGTACTCGTAGATACGCCAGATGTAGGCACGCTGCCACGGCTCTAGCCTGAACGGCTCGCCGAACTTGTCGCCCTCACCGTGGACTAGGTTGGTCTCAATCCAACGGCAGACCAGCCCACCCCACGACGGTGGTGGTGGACTACTGATCGGCGACGAGTAGAGTGGCCTCTTCGGCGGAGTCGTTGCCGGCTTCAATGTAGCGTGGGTCGGCTTCGGCTTCGGCTTCCGCGAAGGCTGCGTTTGCGATTCTGGCATTGAGTTCCTCCAGGCTTCTTGCCGCCTCACCATACACGATGCCTAGGGTCAGCCCTGCCTTGGGGTGCAGACCGAAGCGATCCTCTAGCTGGCGGATCTCGGCATCCACTGAGGTGCGCTGTCGGTACATAGGGTTGAGGATCTTCTGACCCTGAGAGCCAACGGTCATCGGCTCCTCGCGTAGGTAGATGTCCATTCGCTCGCGCTCGTCGTACATCGAGAAGAGCCGCTCAAGCGCTGGCATCTGCGCTGGCTGCACAACCTGAGCGAAGGGTGAGCGCCAGAAGATCTCCCATGACTTGACCCAGCGCTCGGTCAGGTGGCTAGGTGCCGGTGGAATGGCCGCAGGATCAAGAGCGATCTGAGGCAGCACGCCAAGATCTTTGGTCGATCTGTTCTGCCTTTTGTCTGCTGGCTTTTTCGCGCTCACAAATAAAACTCCCAACTGTTCGTAGGACCCACACCGTACAAGAGATTGACGAACTCGGCGCTGGGTACCGTAGGGTGCACGCTACTCAGAATCTGACCGCCCCTCCCTATCGCGCTTCGCCCAGCCCTTGCCCTTGAAGAGCACAGCACTAGGCGTGAGCTGCAAGATCATCCAAGGTCCACACTCGCACCGTGGCACTACTGGCTCAAAGCCAGACTGGAGTCGCTCTTCGATCTTTCCGCAGGTTGGACACTTGAACTCATAGATTGGCATTGGGTGTCCAGTCCTTGCCAGCCCAGTAGGGCTTGCCTTCTCGGCGCTCTGCGGTGCGGCGGCAGTATGAGCACTCGCCACAGGTAGGTGCGTCTGGCACTAGGTCTCTCTTGCATAGGTTGCAGTACAGGACGCGAGAGCAGGCGCGGCGCTTGCCAAGCCCACGGATATCGCCAGGCTTGCACAGGTGCTCGATCACTTAGCCTTCCGTCGCTGTGCGCGGTTCAGCGTGGCTGGCTGCTCAGCCGGTACGCCTAGGCGGATCTTGCCACTGAAGATGTCAGCGAAGAGCGGCTGCCACTTGGTCGTGTAAACATAGTCAGCGTCGTACTCGTACATCTTGGCGGCCAGTGCAGCACGGTCAATCTCGCCAGCCTGTGTGGCGATGTAGTTGAGCGTGAGCCCCTCAAGGATGCTCTCAACGCTTGGGATCTTCCACCATGATTCTTGCATCTCGTCCCAGTCCAGTTGACCCTCGGCGATGTAGCCGTGGTCTTTCACTAGCTCAGGCTGCGCGGTCCAGTCGGTCACGATGACTGGCGTGCCACACGCCTGCGCCTCGATCACAGGGATGCCGAAGCCCTCACCGCGTGAGGCGAGCAGCAGGACATTGGCAGAGCGCATAATGCTGGCGAGCGTCTCGGCTGGGATGCCTGCACGCATCTGGCTGCTGTTCACCCATCGGATGCGATCCTCTGGAGCGTTGACTTCCTTGAGCACAGGGATGAGGTTGATGCCGTCTAGGTGACCCCAGCGGTCGGTGTGCAGGTACAGGTAGGCATCCTTGTGCTGCTGAGCGAAGAGCGCCCATGCCTTCAGCATCTCAGGGAATGACTTGCGCTTGCCCTTGTTCATCGCGGTGATCACGGTCAGGTGTGCATCCTCCGGCACGCGGAGCACATCGCGGCAGGTCGGCCCTTCGTGCGTCCAGATCTTCGTATCAATGGCGTGAGGGATGTAGACCAAGCGGTCGCGCGGTACGCCTGCCTTCAGGAGTGCCTGCTCACCATGCTTGCTCATGGCCACGATGAGCTTGTTGCCACCCTTGATGCACCACTCCGCGACGCGCGGTGGTACTGGGTCGTGGTCAATCGGTACCCAGGCAACGATGGGAAGTTGGTGGTAGGCATCGTTGATCGCTACCCACACATCGAACAGCGTGATGCCAAAGCCACCCTGTGAGGCAGCCATGGCGATGTTCTCTGGTCCTGAGTCATTGGCGTACTTGATCAGCCCCTCGGCAAAGATTTGGATGCCCTCAACCTCCATGTTGGTAGGTGCGCCATAGTTCGCAGCGACTCCGACTGGGATGCCGTCTGCCTTGATGCGGAGAGCCAGTTGTTTACATTGCTGGCCATATCCAGTGGGCGCGAGGATCGTATTTGAAACGATGATGATGGGCTTGCTCATGATTCCCTCCTAACTATGCTTGGTGATCTTGCCGTGACAAACCCTACACAGCGTGCGGAGCATGTAGGTCGGTACGATCAACGCACCTCCCTGACTCAGCGGCTGGATATGGTCTGCGGTGAGTGGGTTGCTGGGGTTGCCGTCTCGCTGCCCACACAGCTCGCAGTACGGCACCTCTTTGCGCTTCTGGATACTGAGCCTCCGCCAGTCGGCGTTGCGATAGGGAGATGGTCCGCGATTCTTCGCCCACTCTGTCGCCTTGCGTGGTCCGCACACATTGCAGCGGTTGCCGTAGGTGGTGAGCACTCCGCAGGTCAGACATGGTCGCTGCGCCCTCATGCCTTGGGGAATGCCGGTAGCGACAGGTAGGGAGCGATGATGCGCGCTAGGTGCTCAATGGTGCGCTCCTCGCCGTCCTCTAGTTGCGGCTCAATCACCGCCCACGCCAACTTGCCGAGAGACTCCTCTAGGTTCTCGGAGATGCGCGCATAGCGTGCGAGCACTAGGTGCAGCAGCTCGTGGGTCAGGATCAGGCGCTGCTTCTCTGGCTCCTGCTTCCAGAAGTCGAATGCGACGCGCAGGTCTGCGGTTGGCTGCTGTGGGTGCGCGTCAATGTCAGCCCATGAGTCAACATCGGAGGCGGCCTCAACGATGGTGATCTCCCAGTGGTCAAGACCCATGACGGTCTGTGACTCTGAGACCCACGCCTTCAAGACGGCGAACTTGTCCTGCTTAGCCATTTGCCCTCCTGTAGTGGTGGAGCAGGAGTGGAGTTGCACCACTCGTTTGTCGCTGACCGGCAATAGCCATGATGGTCGTGCGAGCGTCTACGCTGCCCCAAGTTAGACCCTGCCGATGGGAGGACACCACCGGCAGGGCGAGAGGCCGCAGCGCCACAAGGCGCGCAGCCGCACAGAAATCGTAGCGCATCATTTCTGCACCCTCAGTGGAAGCGGTGACACAGATCGAAGTGGGCAGGTCTTATCCCAGCAGGATGGCGTGGTGTCTTCATCCCCAGCGCAGACACGGCACATGAGATCTACAGCCGCAGCGTAGCGTTGCATCTTCGCGGCGATGGAGTGATCAGGCTGATCGTCAATGCGCGACTTGACCCAGTACAGATCAGCGTCGGTGACAAAGGTGCCGCCGTAGTAGCGCTCGCGCGCCCAATGGACGCTCTTACCGTATTGCGGCATCAGATTGAATAGCGCGTTGAGTTTGACTTCGAGTTTTAGTGACCACGCCGCACAGGCTTGCTGAAACTCTCGCTGCTCAATGGGTAGTCCGCGATTGTCACTGCTAACACGCCTCTGCCGAGCGGCGCGAGACGAGAGAACGCGGTTGGACTTAGGTCGATTGCTCGGCTGCGAGATGTCCACGGCTTTTTTAGTCCCTCCTTACACGATCCACAATAGTCTCGTACCACAACGATCACGCACTTACTCGCATCGTCCTTCCGGCAGACGAGCAGTCTAAACGGTTTGTCACCCCAGCGCCAGCGCCCTACCGCTGCGTACATCACCAGCTCGCCACCACGGCCGCCTTGTGCCTTGGACTTGTACGGCGAGCAGGTGTGCTTGTACCCACCGACGCAGTACTTCTCGCCCTTAGAGGAGGTGCTGCCGTACCAGGTGGCGACTCCCTCGGTCGGTACGCCGCTCGGTGTGAGGCTCGGTCCTCCTGAGCCAGTCAGGAGTGTGAGACTCAAGAGCAGGGATGCTACTTGAGCCATACCGTGACATAGCCTTCCAAGACAGGAAGGTTGCCGCGCTCCTCAAGCCACTGCCGCACGAGCGCACCCTTGCCCTCGGTCGGAGTGATGCAGTCATCCACCGCGATGATGCAGTCCTCTGGTAGTCGGTCGTAGATCGCTTGCAGCTCACGCAAGTGGTGCTCTGCCGCGTCTAGGCTGCCAGTCTTGTAGTCGAATGAGTCCAGGTAGAGCAGCGAGATAGACGATGCGTTGCCGAAGTGCCGGAGGAAGTCCACCGAGTCGCCAACGGTGACGCGAGCACTTGGAGCCAGCGCGCGAGCGGTGTTGACATTGTCAGGGTTGATGTCGACCGAATAGGCAAAGCCGTCCAACTGACCTGCAAGCCATGACCAGACCACGGTGCTCTGGCCGTCGCCCTTCCAGTTGTTCTCCTGCCGCGCGCAGCCGGTCTCAACGATGAGTGTTGGCTGGCTGAAGGATCGTGCGATCAGGATGTCGGCGATGAAGGTGAACGCAGACCAACGGTGGCTCTCGGCTAGGTGCGGAGCAAAGGTCTTGGCGAACCCTGCGCGGAGCAGGGTGACCTCTTCCCTAGTCATGATTCAGCAGCTCCACGAAGTCCTCAAAGTCGAGCACGATCATGGTGCGGCGCTTGGTGCCAGGTCCAGGTGCGTCGCCCACCACGAGCGCCGTGATCTGGGTTGCGTTGCCCTTCACCGACCGAAGCCAGCCGTCGTAGCGCTCTGAGTAGGAGCCGTTGCCGACCTTGCATTGGATGGCGATCCAGTCAGACTGCACATCCGTCTTGCCGCCGTACTGGCCGACTCGCACGCCGCCGATCTTCTCGGCGACTTCTCGCTCGAATGAGTTGCCCTTGTTGCGTGCGCGCTTGCCGCGCTTCGCCTTCTCTTTGTTCTGCTCGTCAATGTCTAGGTCGCTCATCTTGCTCACTTGACTACCAGCCTTCCTAGCCGTGCGTGTCCGCCATCGGACAGCGTGAACACGGACTGTTGCAGTTCTAGGTGACCTGCCTTGATCAAGTCCGCGATGGTTGCGCGGTTGAAGATGTGCTCGTTGAGGAAGAACCAGCCCTCCGGCGCAATAGCGTCGGTGTAGCGGATGCTCAACTTGGCGAACTGACGACCGATCTTGGGGTCATAGCACCACGCGTCTGCGCCCTCTTGCACGCACTTGATGCCCTCATCCAGCTCAGGGGTGAGGATCTCGATGTGACTCATTTCACGCACGCCTTGTGCCGCCACTCAAAGCGACGGCCCTTCTCGTGGATCACGAGTACACGCGTGCCAGGGAACACCTGCCGCTTAGGGTCGGTGTAGTCAATCACCTTGCCGCAGTCGGTGCAGTTGGTCACCGTCCATACCGGCGGCTTGGCTGCTCCTGCGCGCTTGGTCTTTACGCCTGCCATTGCAAAGCCCTCCAGATCCAGACCACTGTCGCTGCCGTGGTGAGCAGGTAGATGAACGATGGTGCCACACCGATGCCGCGCTTGATGCTCATTGGCAGACTAGCGAACACCACGAGAAAGAGCGCAGTGTTGATGACGATGAGCGTGATGCCGAGATAGGCGAAGCCGCTCACAGGTCGCACAACCCTGACAGGATTGCCATGCGATCCGTTGCCAGTTCGATGGCTCCCTCAATGGTGTCGCCCTGGAATGTCAGTTCCGACCCAGCGGAGTCAATGAGCACCACCGTCCAGAGTGGTGGCTCACCGACTCGCACTAGGCCGTCGTAGTGATAGCCGAGCTGCGCTGCTCTGGTCTCTAGTTCCGTTAGCGCGACATTGCTCATGATTCCTCCTCTGGGGATGCCGACCACTTGCCGTTATCCACCATGTATTGCCTGAGGATCGCGTAGGACTTCTCCGCTGTCAAGTCTGTTGTGTCGATCTGCAAGTCGTACTCGGTCTGGAGATAGCCGTGCTCGGTCACATCGGCTGCCCCTTGGAGCACCCCACGGCGCTCCGTGCGAGCCGCTGCGGAGGCGAACACACGCACGATGGTGATCCCTGGGATGTGCTGCCGGAGGAAGTGCGCCTCCAGCGGCAGACGCACATCGTCAATGGCGATGGGTCGCCCTAGCGGCTGCAAGCGCTGGAACGCGTCGTGCCATGCCTTGATCCAGAAGTAGGCATCCAGTTCGCGCAGCTGCGCGCCGATGTCTTGCAGGATCTCGCGGCCTGAGGTCTTGACATCCAAGCCTAGGCGGCGCTGCTCGTAGTGCTTGCTCTTGTCGAAGTCCACGCCGTAGGCGAGCGATGCCACCTCACGGATGGTCTGCGCGATTGGAAGCACGATGTAGCGGCTCTTGCGTCGCTCCTCCAGCATCTCTGCCAGCGTGCTCTTCCCTGACCCCTGTGGTCCGACGAATGCGATGTGTGCGCTCACTTCGTTACCCTCCTCACATACTCAATCCACATATGCAAGCGCCGCGGATAGCGCTCAATCCAAGCAATGCCGCCGTTGCAGACATTGCATAGCAAGCCCCTTACGCACTTGCCGCATGACACCATGCCTGGAGCCGATACCTCTGGGCAGCAGTTGTGGTCGTGATCGATATGCACGGCCTGTGACCGATCGAACTCAAGCGGTTCCTTACACGCCGCGCACCGGTCAGCCTGTGCCACCCTCAATGCGGCGTACTGGTCAAGCGTCAAGCCATGTCCTCTGAGCTGCATCCGCAACTTCTGCATAGCCCAGTTCTCAGGTGAGACCCTTTCTCGGTAGGCTCTTTGGTACAGAGCCTTGCGTGTTGGGTTGTCCTGCTTACGCGCTCCCATTAGCGCTTTACTCCAAGGATCTCGCCTAGCGGCGTGAGCCGTCCAGAGCCAGAGCGCTTAGGGGATATAGGGGTTCTATTCTGTTCTCTCTCTCTTTCTCTTTCTCTGTCCGTCAACCCACCCTCTTTTCGTGCTCGGTAGCGTTCTCCACGAGAGGTCGAGGTGGGGTCGACTTGATATCGAGAATAGTTCGACACGGCAATGACACCGTCTCCAGATTCGGTCAGCAGACCACTTTTCAACAGGCCTTCCACACCCCTAAACAGGCGTGCGCCGATGACCGTCTTGAGGTGCTGTCGGTTCTTGAACACTCCGCCGGAGCGGAGCAGCTTGACCTCACCAATGATCGTAATGAACGCGCGAAACTGCGTGTCAGTCAGCGCCGAGATCTCCGCATCTCGATGTGCGTTTGCTACCCACTTGAACCAAACCATTAGACCCTCCTCTTCGCGTATTGCTTGCCGTTTAGGTTATTGAGATTGAGCTTCTTTAGCCTTCGGACAAGCACGCTCACCGCATCTGCCGGCTTTTTGCCTGTGCCGCTAATCTGCCAACCTTCAATGTTTGCTTTGGCAATCCAATGAGATCCTTTCCTAGGCTTGCTGCGTACTACATCAACAGCGTTAGGCTCCGCTCCGAAGGTACGAGCGAGATTGTTGGCGTACTCAATCAACAAACCAGCTTCAGACATGTTCGCCGCAACAATGCGTTCGATGCGCTTCTTGTCGTGGTCCCTCATTCGAGCGATCAGCCGTGGCACATCCTTGCGTACTGTTCGGCCGTGGAAGGTGATCGGCTCTCCTGTCTCAAGCGCATCCAGCACCATTGAGGCGTAGGAGTCGCCGTCGCTTTCTCGTTCCATCTCGTCCTCCTGTGTTAGTGGCTGGGAGAGGTGGAGGTCGCCAGTCTCTCCCAGCCGTAGTTGATGCCGCTCAGATCAGAACGGCAGTGACTCCAGGTCGCTCTCGTTGCGCTCAGGCTCGCCGAGTGGCGCGCTCTGTGCGTTCACCCAGGCGATGCTGGGCTTGCGCTTGCAGAACTGGCCGTCGGTCTTGCCGCCGCAGGCATAGAACGCGTTGTACTCCTTGCCCATCTTGCTCACGCCTGCCGGCTTGAACTGCCAAGCCGTGCGGTGCTCTGGGCATTCGCCCTCTGCGAAGAGCAGGGCAGCCGCGATCACTGGATCACTCGTAGAAACCGAAGGCTGAGACACCTTCACAGAGTCCACGGAGAGGGGTCTAGGAGCCACGGAGAGCGGCGCTTGTACCCTAGGTAGTACTTGGACACTCCCTGAGACCTTTTCAGCGCTGTAGAGGCTCCTGCCGATACCCAGTGCAGCCGCAGCTCGTCGGCGGCTATCGGTCACGCTGGACTTGATCGGCTCCTCGTCGCGCCCTGCGGCGTTCGGATAGCCGCACTCCTCAATCGTCTTAGTCACGCCCTCAAAGGTCACGATCAACCGACCACTCACCACTGCGGTGGCCGCATCAACCAAGTCCCACGTGAACGACCAACCCATTGTGCCGAAGACCTCATCGAGCCTAGTGTCAATAGCGCGCACGTCTGCGTATGTGTAGGTCATTCCTGATCGTCCAGGACGATGCCTCAGTTCCTCTGGCTTGAACGGTGCGGCCAGTGCCGCTGCGATTTGCTTACTCATTCTCTGGTCCTCCTAGAACCTCAATGGACTCCAGTTTGTTGACTGCCAGATTGCGCGAGTCCGCCTTCGCAATGTGACCGCTCTCGAATACCGTACCGATCTTCACCTCCTCCGCTTCCGCGAAATACTTAGTCGCATCCTTGACTCCTAGGAGCCACGCCTTCTGGAATCGCGTAGCGCTTGGTGCGCCGTTGCGATCCTCACCTGCTGCGAGCTGCAAGTGGACGAAGGCGTAATAGTCAACCGTCTGGTGGTCTTTGATGTAGTCAAACACGCTGACTGGATCGGATGCCCACGCAGCCTTGCTCCATGCCTTCGTCTTGACATCGACTTGTAGACCGCACACTTCGTAGTCGTGCGTGGTCGCGTCAATAAACTTGAACGGAATGCGAGCCTCCAGAAGCCCAGCCTCAAACACTGCCTGCCCAACGCAGCCAGTCCAAGTCGTGTTGCCGGCGGCCTTGTCCTTTCGGAACCGCAGGCGAGCGCTGGACTGTGCCGCCTTGTACATCTCCTCTGCTCGGACGATGATCGCTGGAGTGATCGCTACCTCAATCACGCGTCACCTTCCTTGCCGTGAACGCGGAAGACGCGCGCACCTGGTGTTTCTTTTGTACTCATCTCAATGATCTTGTCCCACTCGTTGGTAATGCCGATTTCAGATAGCACCTGTTCACCAAACATATAGCGCTCGCGCATTGCCAATGCGACTTGATGCCAATCAATCTTCACGCTCGCCTTGTTCTGCTTCCAAGTGGCAAGCCAGCCGTGACCCTTCACGCCTTCGCCCTCACCGATGGCTTCCTTGATGGCGATTGCCATCTCCTTGAGTGCAGCGTCAGCAGCCTCTGCCTCTGCCTTGGCTTCGATGTAGAGGCGCGCGATGTGATCGAGTTGCGGATCTGCCTTGGCGTAAGTGTTGCTGCTCTGCGGCTTGACCTCTGCGAGTGTGTCGCTGTCGTTGCCGGTCAGCGGCGGTGGAGTCTTGGTCTTGACCAAGTCCAGGAACGCCACGGCCTTATCGAACAGGAGTGTCTGGTAGATCGGATCAGCCTCTACGCGCTCAATGCGGAACACCAAGCCAGAGAGCAGCACGGCAACATCGCAGTACGACGCGCCAGTGATAAACATCTGCCACTGCACCTGATCCACATACTCAGGTGGCACTGGGTACAACTGCCAGCGGCTGCTCGTTGAAGTCTTGATCTCTACGAGACCGTCGGTGTCGCCCACGATGGTGCGGTCCAACGATGCCATCGCCCAACTGTGCTCTTTCAACCGCACGATTCCGTTGCTCTTTCGTAGCTTCTTGCCAGTCTCGGCGGTGTAGTAGTCGGCTACTGCCTGCTCTAGCAACTGCCCACGCTGGGCTGCTGCTCCGACTTCCTGCTCACCGACTTGACCAGTCAACTCTGCCCAAAGTCGGTACGCCGTCTTGTACGGCGATGTGCCGTTGATGGCGGTGATGCCGGTCGCGGTGATGCCGCCCTTCCGCATCTCGAACCACTCTGGACTCCGTTGCGGCGCAGATACAAACTCGTAGCGCTTGCTCACTTTCCCTCCTCTGCATCAAAGATCTTTCCATAACGCTTGATCGCTTTTAACGTTTTCAATTCAATGCGCCGCGCTTGTTCACGATTCATTAACCCCAGGGCGTCGGCTACCTCTTCGTATGTGCGCTGGCGACCATCATCTAAACCAAACCGGAGTCGCAAAAAACGTTCGTAAAATTCGTGCAAACCAGTCACAGGACGGTTGAGGTGTTTTACAACTTCATCGTATTGCTTGCTCACTTGAACACCTCCCAGACGATGACTGCCAGAATCCAGACGATCATCAACGCAACAGTAAACTCGAAGCGCTCCTGTCGGCGTGACTCTCGCTGGAGCTTCTCGTACTCGCTGCTAAAGTACGGCCGCACTACCATCTTGGGCGTGCTCTTACGATTGACTTTCACAGTGACCCTCCTACTACTAACACGATGATGAAACACGCGATGAAGATTCCGTAGCCGATACCGTCAATGATCGCCGACTTTAATTGAGCGGCTTGGATCGATTCTCTTTCCAGCGAGTCGTAATCAGCTACGAAATGTGAGCGAACTACAAAGTTCGCAACCCTTTTGGTCTTCATAGAATCTGTCCTCCTGTATTTAGGAATTGAAGACAACCGTTGCGTCACACGCATCGCAGGCAGTCTCGCCAAGCTCGTCCTCAACCCAGTCAGATAGGCGCATACCTGGGTTTACCTCAAGGACACTGATGACGCAATCTTGGCAACGCGCCTCGCCATCACCGGTGTAGCGGAACAACTTAGCGGCGCTCATTAGCGTGCCGCCTGTGCAGCGTAGGCTGCACGGATGTATGGCTGGATCACATTGATCTCATACGACGAGTAAAGATCGAAGTAGTCGCCAGTGATCTCGTATGAGGCAACCATCTGCTCAAGTACGAAACCATCAAGCACCGTGAAGGCGATGAGGTACTTGCCGTCTCGGCGAATAGTCAGCCTCCAACCATTCTTGTATGGCCGGATGGAATAGGTCTTTCCATCAGTGAACTTGCCCTGTGTGCTCTTTGTCATTTTGACCTCCTTGTCAGTCCAGCCGAGTGGCTGTGTCCTGCCTGACATAGGCATCATAGGGTCAACGGTTCGCGCCTGTCAACCATGTTGCGTGAGTATCTTTTATGCAGGGTGGATAGCCCCTGGGTGGGGAGGGACCACCCAGGGGAAGCCGCCTAGGACGGCTGCGACAAGTCCTCTAGAGCGAAGGCGATGAGGAGCCGTAGGCAGATGCCACACAGGAGCACCTGCTCAGACTCGACCTCCCAGACCCTGCTCTGTAGCTCACAGACCGAGCAAGTGCCGTAGGGGCGCTTGACTCGGACTGGCACGATTACTTCCTAGTCAGGCCGTAGGTCGTCGTGTCCCTGTCTAGGGCCTTTACGACGATACCCAACCCACTCGCCAAGCCGGCACTCACGATCGTTCGGAAGTCTCCGCCCTGGATATCGAGCAGTGGAATCCCAAGTCCGAGCGCCACACTAATGGACACGGTTAGGAATGTCTTCACAAAATCCAGCCCAATTTCAAAGATCTGAGTGCTCGCGGCGATGTACTTGATACCTGCCCAAATGCGGTTCATGCCCTTTTCCTTTCTAGTCGCAGCGGCTGCTGCATTGATGACGGCGAGACCGTCTGCGGCGAGCGCGCCCCAGTCAGCCTTGCCGATCTGATCCAACTGCGCCTGTACAGCGTCAGGTGTCTTGATACCAGATTCTACTTTTCGCGCCTCCTGGTGGCGCTGTGGTGGCAATGCGGCGATTTTAGGAGCAGGTGCTGGCGTGGGTGCCGTAGGCACAACTGGCGTAGTGGCAACTGGCGCGGCTGCTGGTGCAGGCGCGGCGACCTTGCCTGGGTGGGTGACGATGAGCAGGCACTTGTAATCAACGCCAGCCTTCTTCGCCTTGAACTTGCTATTGGCGATCTGGCGGAGCTGCGCCTCTGTGACCGGCACGCCGTAGCGTTCAGCGGCGACCTTCTCGTCGCGCGTCGGACATGCCCACTGCCAGCCGTCAACATCGTCATAGCCTGCGGAGGTCATATGTCCGTAGCCAGCGGTGACGGTCTTAGGGTCTTTCTTGGTCCAGTAGCGCTTCCAACCGTCGTGCCACTTGCTGATCGGTACGCCTGCTGGGTAGTCCACTCCCTGCTGTACCCAGATCTGTAGAGCAGCGCCGGCCTTAGCGGCTGCGACTGCGTCCGCCCACGACTTCGCATATCGAGCCTTGCCACCTAGGTGCGCGATGACCTTCGCAGCCTCAGGCAGAGAGCCGCCGTTGTCGGACTTGCCCTGAATATCCTTGCGGCCAGTGACCTTCTTCATTGCTGCTACGCCGTCAGCGGCGCTGTAGTCGACCGTGTAGCCAGAAGCCCACGACACTGCGGCGGCACAAGATGACCAAGTGCAGTCATCAAGGATCTGCTTCGCGCCCTTCTGTTGCGCCTCTGCGTCCGAATAGAGTTGGCTCTTGACCTTGTACTTCATTATTCCTCCATCCACCTGAGTGGTCCAGTCAGCAACCAGATCAGCGTCAGTCCGCCGAAGAGTGTTGCCATTGTTGATTGCGTGTCGCCCTCTGGCAGAACGACCACAGCGAAGAGCAGACCGAGAATGGTCCACGCCCCACCGACGAGATCTACGATGATGCGCTTGATCACTTGCTTGCCTTTCTCGCCGTAGCCGCTGCGCTAGATGCAGCAGCCACAGCAGCACTTGCCACTTGACTAATCACGATTGCCACAGCAACCGGCGCAGCCTTCTTCTTCTCGGCAGGTGAGAGATCTTTGCCTAGGTTGGTAATCGCCTCCACTGCCTTAGTCACAGTCTCAGCGACAGCAGCGACAGCCTCACCAACTGCCGCAACCGTTTGCTCGCCAATGTTATCTGGTGACGGTGTGGGTTCAGGTGTTGGCTCCACGCTCGGAGCTACGGATGGTGAGTCACTAGGTACAGCAGTGGTATCAGGAGAAGGGGACTCACTCGGACTAGGTTCTGGCGTAGGGTCAGGCGTGGGCGACGGCTTGGGTGTGGGAGTCGGTGATGGGATCGGCGATGGTTGGACACTTGGCACCTCACTTGGTGACGGCTCCGGCGTGGGTGTCGGAGTCGGCTCAATGCTTGGCTCTACAGATGGTGACGGTTCTGGCGTTGGTTCTGGAGAAGGCTCCACAGATGGCGTAGGATCTGGCGATGGACTTACTGATGGACTTGGCTCTGGCGTTGGCTCAACAGATGGCTCTTGGCTTGGCTCTGGTGAAGGCTCTGGAGTGGGCGATGGGACGACATAGGTCGGATCGGTAATCGTCAGGAAGCCAGCACCGCAGCAGGAGTCGGTGGCGTTGATCGCCCAGCCGTACACATCGCCTGCTTGCAGCTCGATGAGGATGCTGCCCTGCACATCGTTGCCGCCATTGGGCTGAACTAGCAGTGTCTCTACGCCATTGAGCAGGAAGAGCGGACGGTCAAAGAATGGACCATCCTGGGTGGTGTAGTGCCACAGCGCCGAGTAGGTGAAGTCGCTCTCAGCCACGGCCGTGTAGGACGCGGTGTTAGAGCCGCCTCCCTGATTGGGTCCAGCCAGGGTGAAGCCACCATCTAACTCTGTGACCGAGCCACCGCCGGTGGTGGTGAATGTCCAGACAGGCATCGCCAGAATCGGCGCGACCATAGAGCAGGTCAGGATGATGCCCAGCAGTGGGAACGCGAGCCGCTTCACTTAGAGAGCAGTGATGCGAGTAGTGGGATCAGCACGCTGAACAACAGCGCGGCAATCACCACCAATCCTCCTTTGATCCTGTCCACATCGGAGCGCACCTGATCCAACTTTGCGGAGTGTGCGTCCAGACGCTCGATCA